TAAAGAAGCAGATGAATTAGCGATAGCTACTACTATGGTTCTGTCTGAGTTCGCTAGAGATAAAACCTTTATGCAGGGCTTAGGTGATTTTATGAACGCCATAGAAGACCCAGAGCGTTATGGAACATCCTATGCAGGTAGCCGTATTGCAGCCTTAGTACCGTTCTCTGGTTTCTTAAAATCAATGAATGGTGATCCTAGACTAAGAAAAATCTATGAATTAAGTGAAGCATACAAGAAGACAATTCCTGGATTATCCAAAGACTTAGACCCTGTTCGTAACATTTTAGGTGAACAAAAACTAGTCCCAGAGTTCTGGGGAGTAGACTTTGCATCCCCTATTGGACACACTGTTGAGAAGAATGATCCTATAGCACTAGCATTTAAACAAGCTGCTGATGCTGGAACACCCTTCAACATCCCTATGCCTTCTAAGAATAAAGCTGGTATAGACTTGACTGACAGGGCTTTTAGTAATGACTTTCAGGATAAACCTCTGAACCCTAAGCGTGTCCGACAGACAGCCTACGATATGTGGTTAGAGTTTTCTGGTAAGGTTCCACTAGACTTTACTGGTAAGGGTGACATGAAGACACTCAGAGAAGCCTTGACTGCTGTTGTATCAGACCCACGGTTTGAGGGGCAGGCTACAGGTAACTTCCGTATTGGAGATAAAGTATACACTGGTTCTCGTGCTGACTACATTAACCAGACAATTACAGCTTATCGTAATATTGCTTGGGATGTGCTAGTAGGTAAAGACCCATATGAAGCTAATGCTGCTAGTGGTATCTTTGACTCTAAGGGTTTCCTAGTAGATGTTAAGGGTGCTTTTAACCCTCGACTTGCTACTGCTTTCTGGACTAATAATAAAGTTGCAGGAGAAGCCGCAAAGACTAAAGAAGGTCAAGAGTGGATGAAGGGTAATCAATCAGCCATTGAGGATAGAATTAAGGGGATATTTTCCCAAGGGAGTAATTAAATGAGTAACTCTGTACAACTGTACACAAACATTGCGGCACCGCAAAGCAGTTTTTCATTTCCATTCTCCTATCTAGAAGCGGTAGATATTACTGCCTACGTAGATGGGGTAGTGGTATTTCAGAACAACGCTTCTACAGGTACAGCAGTAGGGGGCAACACTTATGTTGTTGCCTTCTCTGCACCTAACTCTACTACGCTTACGTTCTCTCCTGCTGTCGTAGCAGGGAGTGATGTGCGTATTCAGCGTAACACAAACTTGGTCACTAAGGCTGTAGACTTTGCAGACGGTGCAGTACTGACTGAACTAGCTCTGGATACAGCTATTGATCAGGTGTTCTTTGGCGCACAGGAAGCTGTTGATAAAGCCAATGAGTCCATCACTGTAGATGTAGATGATAAGTGGGACGCTCAAAACAAACCTATTAAGAACGTGGGTAATCCAACCAACGCTCAGGACGCAGCTACTAAAGACTACTTAGAGAACACTTGGCTAACACTAGCAGACAAGGCACAGCTAAACGCTCTAAACATTACAAACCTCAACACAGTGGCAAATGACGTAGCTAATGTAAACGCAGTGGCTAACGATGCCACAGACATTGGAACAGTAGCTGCTGACCTTGCTGGTTCTGACAATATTGGAACTGTTGCAACAAACATAGCTAATGTTAACACTGTGGCTACAAACATATCTGATGTTATTACTGTAGCTAATGATCTTAACGAGGCGATATCTGAGATTGAAACCGCTGCTCTAGATTTACAAGAAGCAACATCCGAGATTGATGTGGTTGCTAATGCAATTGCTAATGTTGATTTTGTCGGAAATGACATTGCAAACGTCAATCTTGTTGCTGGTCAAATCTCACCTACAAATAATATTAGCACTGTTGCTGGTCTTAATTCTGAAATAACCACAGTAGCTGGTGACACTGCTGAAATTAATACTGTTGCTGGTGACAGTACAGCAATTAATAACGTTAATACAAATTTAACTAATATTAATTCTGTTAACACAAATGAAACTAATATTAATACTGTTGCTGGTCAGATATCTCCAACAAACAACATATCTACAGTAGCTGGTGATAGTGCTGATATTGGAACTCTTGCGTTAATCTCAGGCGATATCACAGCGGTTGCTGATATATCGGGAGACGTTACTACTGTTGCTGATGATGCAACTGACATTGGTCTTGTTGCAACAGATATTGCAAATGTTAACACGGTTGCCGGAAGCATTGCTGATGTTAATAGTTTTGCTAATACATACTTTATATCAGGGTCTGCTCCATCATCTCCGACTGCTGGTGATCTTTGGTACGACACTGTTTCAACAGACTTAAAATATTATAACGGTAGTGTTTTTGGTGCAACATCAACATCTGTAAATGGAACTGCCGATAGGTCTAGTTATGTAGCTACGGCTGGTCAAACTACATTTAATGCAACTTACGATGTTGGTTATGTAGATGTTTATCTTAATGGCGTTAAGCTTGTTAATACTACAGATTTTGCTGCTACCAATGGAACATCCATCGTTCTTACATCTGGTGCTATAGTAAATGATACTGTTGATATTATTGGATATGGTAGTTTTCAAGTTTCAGTGCCTTATGTTTTTCAAGGGTACGAACCAACTGTAGCTTTTGATTTCAATGGCAATGGAAGCGTTTCAGCCGGCGATGGATCTAATTACCTACAACACGCTGCTGGTTCTGAGGCTGGCAGACCTAATTCAGATAGCTGGAAAGCCCCTTGGTCAAATAATACTAATTTTAAAATGACTCTGCATGAAGGCAACGCTTATGATGCATTGATCGCGGGGGTTGGTTCTTCAAACTTTGAAGACGATGGAGATACCTTTACTTTAGGTAACTTTGACAGCAACAACCTCATGAAGTGGGGCATAGGGGTCACAGGAAAGATTTCTTTCTTCAGATTTGAAGACATGAACATCTACGCAGACCTAAAGATGGCTAGCGGTTATGGAATCTATCTTGGTGGTACTGGTGATTCAAACTACATTGATGATTATGAAGAGGGAACTTGGACACCATCTGACAATAGTGGTGCTGGGTTAAGCTTTACTGTAGCAAACGCCACATACACAAAAGTTGGTAGATTGGTTACTGTTCATGCCGACATTACATATCCATCAACCGCTGACGTATCTAGCAATTCTATTGGCGGTTTACCGTTTGCTTTAAGAGCAGATGATTATGCTGGCTCTATAGGTTTGTCTGAGGAAAGCACAGTTTCTAGTGTTCTGGGTGACGCATCTGCTTCAACATTTTCAATTAGAAACAGTAGCGGCGCACAAATTACTAACGATACCCTATCTGGCGACAGGTTGGTTTTTAACATCACTTATGAAGTAGCTTAGTGTGTATCACTAAGCCGGACAGTCCAAGCCAAGGAGATAAAGATGGCACTAACTGAAGAAACCGTAGAAGACAAAATTGAAATTATCGGTGAATATAAAATTGTTCATGTCAGAACAGCTACAGTAATCAAACGTGATGGCGTTGAGATTAGCCGTAATTTTCATCGTCACACCGTTGCTCCAAACGCTGACATCACTGGCGAAAGCGCAGATGTGCAAGCGATTTGCAATTTAGTTCACACACAAGAAATTAAAGATGCTTACGCAGCCTCTTAAACAGGGAGTGAATTATGAGTAGAGCAAGAGATGTTGCTAATGTAAACACTAACCTAGATATTGAAGAGGTGAATGAAAAAGTAAATGTGATTACATCTACGACTGGAACCTTAACTTTTAATACATCGGCTCAAGGCGTTGTTTTTGGAACAGCAAATCAAATAAACAATAGAATAATTAATTTTACAGCCGTAAACTCAAGCTTGGCTATAGGCCAAAGTGTGACTTGCGCTGTGCTGCTAACGCAAGGTTCAACAGCTTATTATCTTAACGCTTATCAAGTTGATGGCGTGTCGGTTACACCAAAATGGCAGGGCGGCACTGCGCCAACAGCGGGCAACGCAAGTGGCATTGATATTTATAGCTTTACAATTATTAAAACCGCTGACGCTACATTTACAGTGCTAGCTTCTCAAACGCAGTTTGCATAGGAGATTTTATAATGCCTATGTTAGCAACGATTGGTGGAAGTTCAGCTAGAGGCTTTGGATTTGGTTCATTTAGTGTGGCTAGCGGGTGGGAAGGCGTGATTGACGAGGTTAAACTTCCTGTAATAGATTTAGCAGCGAATTATAATTTTGGTGAAGATTCTAGAATAAGTGGCAATGGTAATTACATTGTTGTTGGCTCTCAAGGTGATGCAGACAATGGTTCAAATGCTGGGGCTGCTTATGTTTTTGTAAGGTCAGGATCAACTTGGTCACAACAAGCAAAACTATTTCCATCAGACATACAAGGATTAGACCTTTTTGGATCTCATGTTGATATAAGTGCTGATGCTAGTTATGTCATTGGCACTTCTAGAGGTGAAGATGGTGGGGCTGGAGACCCACTAACTTCTGCTGGTGCTGCTTACATTTTCAATAGAACAGGTGATAGTTGGACGCAACAGGCAAAAATAGTTTCGTCAGACTTGGCGGCTGCTGATGTTTTTGGAGAAAATTGTTGCATAAACGCTGATGGTACTTATGCGGTAGTTGTGGCGGATGGTAAAGCAGTTGGTGGTGCTGCTTATGTGTTTAAAAGATCAGGATCAACTTGGTCACAAGAGGCAAAATTAATTGCATCTAACACATCTTCTGGTGACATCTTTGGTTTTGGTTTGGCTATAAATAGTGATGGTACTTATATTGCTGTTGGTGCGCCAAATGAAGACACTGGTACATCAAACGCTGGTATGGTTTATGTGTTTTCTAGGTCTGGATCAACTTGGACTGAGGAAGCCCAAATACAATCTTCACCTGTTAACTCTAGCGATACATTTGGCAAAGGCATTGCAATCAATGATGCTGGTGATGTTCTTGCTGTTGGTGCGTACCAGTATGATGATGCCTTTACAAATGAAGGTTCTGTTTTAATTTACACAAGATCAGGCACGACTTGGACGCAACAACAACGAATAGGTGCGTCAGTAAAAAGTGCAACTCAATATTTTGGTGCTGCTATAGATATGGATAGCTCTGGTGATATTGTTGCAATTACAGCCGATGGCGATGATGGGCAAAGAGGCGCAGTTTATGTCTTTAGTAAAAATGGTGGAACCTATACAGAGACAACTAAGTTAGTAGCATCAGACACATACTCAGGCCAAAGGTTGGGTGGAGTGCAGTTTACTGGCAGACATCAATCCATAGGCATATCCAGCAATGGTGGAGATATTGTTGTGGGTGCATCACTCGATGATGGTGTTGCCAGTAACGCTGGTACTGCTTATGTATTTTCTGCTTCTGGTTTACCAAGCTCCACTAACAGTAATACAGTAATTGGCAGTGTTTCCCATAACCAACGCTTTGCTAGTCACAATTCCACACAAATATCGACAACAGCGACACTAAACGCTGGGTACTCAGACCGCCAGATGTGGGTTGTAGTTCCAACTATGTCAACAACAGGCGGCGGCACGACAGGTGCAACTTCTGCTACAATTGGCGGTAATGCGATGACATTACAAAGAAGAGTTAACCAGTCATCAATCACCAATAGTGTTGGCATTGCGTGGTTTAAGTACACAGACAACGGTGCTTTAGGAACAAGTGCTTCTGTTGTAGTTAACTTTGGAGACACTCAAATACACTCAGGTATAATTGTTTTTGATTCTTCTGAAGCTACTGTAGAAACAGATTTCTATGGAATTGAAGGTGCTGGAAACCTTGCTGACGGAGCAATAAGCACAAGTGCAAGTGGTTGGGCAGCATACTGTTCGATTACTCAGAATGGTTCAGCGGGAACTCAAAACGATTTTGGTAACATATTAAGTTTTGATGCTGGTACAGGCGAGTGGGTGGTGTTTGGCTATAACTCTCCGGCTAGTGGTGGCGCACAGACAATCGTAGATGATCCGACTGGATTTTCTACTGCTAGAAACGCTTTTTGTGGGTTGGCAATGGAGCCGTAAATGAAAGACTTGCCGACAGACGCATCTATTGTGACCGCAGGGATTACCGCACCTATCTGGCTGGACGCTCTTACCCAAGTACAAATACACAAGATGTATAATATGGAGTAATATAAAATGAACTTAGAACAAAGCATTACTCCAGAATTAAGAGTAGCTTTAGAACTAGAAGCCCACGAAAAAGAATGTGCAGTTCGCTATGCCTCTGTGGAAGACAAACTGTCAGGCTTAGATAAACGCTTATGGCGTTTAGAAGCAATGATCATGGGGTCAACGGTAATAGTCGTTGGCCTCGCTGCATCCCTGTTAATGAAGCTATAAGGAACTACAATGGAACCTATCAGTACTGCCCTTGCAGGGATTGCACTTGTTAAACAGAGTGTTGACTTTATTAAGACGCACATTAACACTGTTCAAGATATTGGACAGATAGCAAGCCAGATTGATGACCTGTTTACAGGTGAAAAACAAGTCCAACAAGCCAGAAACAAGAAGGCTGGTGGTGGACTTGGGGATCAGTTTGGGGTAGATACTGTAGCTAAGGAAATGATAGATGCTAAACTCGCAGCAGAGAAGTTGCAGGAAGTAGCTACTATGGTTGACATGAGGTTTGGTCATGGTACTTGGAAGAGTATACTGGCTGAACGTGCTAAGAGACTACAGGAACAACGAGAAGCTGAAGCTAAGGCTAGGCGAGAGATGATACGGAAATCCAAGGAGTTTGAAGACACCATGAAAACCGTTGGGTTGGTTACAGCTATCCTAGCAGTAGCCATAGGTCTTCTTATAACCGTTATGGTTTCTGTAGCGAAAGCGATGAGTTATGTTTAAGACACTAGTACTAGCTTGCAGCCTGTCTGTACCTACCGACTGCTGGGAGTTTAATGACACACGTGGCCCCTATAAAACCTACGATCAGTGTAAGGCTAGAGCCTATGAGATGGGTAACGACATTATGGAGATGCCCAACTACGATTTAAAACCTATAAATTTTAAGTGTATTCAGCTAAAGGGTCAGCAGCTATGAGCGTAGAGACCTTCCTTAAGTGGAAGATACTACCACGCTTTATGATGCTGTGTAGCACTGTCATGTCTTGGAGATGTGCAGAGTGGTTTATGGCTCTAGAGGTTCCTACGGCTGCACAGTCAGCCTTTGTATCAGTAGTAATGGGTGTAATGACAGGTGTGTTTGGTATCTGGATGGGGCATGAACATAAGGATCACAAGTAATGCAGGAACACTATAAGAACACCGCAGACTATATTGAGCGTAAGCTACTAGGAAAACCTGAGGGTTATCCAGTGTGGATGAAGTTCTCAGACTGTCAGGCTGTTTACGAGCTACTACACCAAGCTGTAGAAGATGGTAAGGCTGAGCTAAAACCATTATATGATCGTTTTGCTACTCAGTACAAACCCCAAGATGTAGCATGACATACCCTATGATGTGGGATATGCACAACCATACAACTGAAGAACAAGCTAAGAGCAACAAGGAGAAGCAGGATGCTTCAAGCATTGATAGGGCCAGTGACAGGTTTACTGGA